ATATGAACAGAATTAAATGATTGTAATTGGTTTGATTCTTACACAAGAAATTCATAAAACTCAAAATTGCAAAATCGCTTTGAATTTCTTCTAAGCTTGTGGATTTTATCCAATTGATGAGGGCATCTACAAATTGAATATTCTTTTGGTAGGTGCTCCAATTTAGGGTTCCTCTAAAGATTCTGAATTCTATTGTCTTATCCTTAGCAAGATTCAAACCAACATATTTAGGGGTTCCACCTTTACGCTTTGCAACCTTACAAATACGCTCCACTTTTTGCGATGGGTCACTCATTCCACTAATTAAAGCGTTTATATCTAATGAGCACCATTGCTGTAATTGTCCCCATGTCCTATTGGAAATAATTTTGATAAAATCAACATTTGAGTACATGAAATGGACAATTTTAAATATGTCTAAATTACTCAAAGCATCCTTGCTAACATGAATGTGCATCCCACAAGTTTTAACATCATGAGAGCGAAATCCATGTTTCAAAGCTGTTTTAATTCGCTTGTGGAACCTTGCCTTATTCGCTCTAAAATAATCCATCGTAAAGGGATGAGAAACAATTTCAAACCCATAATCTAGGGAACCG